GAAACGCTGTTTGAGCGCAGGCTGGTGTTGAGGCGGAAGCGGGCGTTTGCAGTTGCCGTAGGGACGGTGCGGATCCAGCAGCGCCACCACCCGTCGGCCAGCTGCACGGCGCCGGCTTCCTTGGTGACAGTCGTGGTGCTGCCCTTGACGAACGCACCAGTGCTCAGATCGAAGGTGGCGGCCTCGCTAGCGACTACGCTGCCGCCCACGATGACGCTGAGATAACGCGTAGCGCCTGGGGCCTGCTTGGCATGGACGCTAAGCACGTACTCGGCGCCTACGGGAAGGTTAATCGCGCCAGGGCCGTGGGCTGCGGTTGTGGTGTCCTCTGTGATTAGCTCGGCGGTGAGGGTGCCGTCTGGGGCGTAGGTGGCGTTGGCCGTTGAACCTGAGCCGTAGGCGCGTAGGCCTACTTGGGTCCAAGACGCTGCATCGAGCGCTTCGGTGTTGGTAAAGAGGTTGCGGCGGGCAGGGAAGTTGGCGGCGTCGATGTAACGGGCCAGCGTGCGTATCCGCGTCAGCCTCGCCCCCTCCATCCCACGCGGCGTAGACAGCAAGATTGCTGTGACCGTCCCCAACACATTGCTTACGCGGAAGGTGGGGCGGGGGAGCTGGCCGGTGCCGGTGTACTCGAAGCCGCTGGCCTCGACGGGGAAGGCTAGGTAGGCGTTTCCGTTCCAGACAAGGTTGCCGTTGGGGGTGTTGGCGTTGCTGCCCGCGTGGAAGCGCCAGATTTCCGACGCGCCATGGATCGGCTGGAACAGCTCAAGCTCGAACAGCTCGATGATGCTGCTTGGGCTCGCTGCCTGTAGGTCGGAGTGGACGACGCTCATAAGTGGGTAGGGGGTGGGGCGGGCTTAGGGCTCGAAGACTTGGATGAAGGTGGCGCTTACGTTTTGGTAGGTGCAGTTGTAGATGACGCGCTTGTACTGCTTGCACACAAACTTACCGGCTACGCCGCCGGACCATGGCGGAGTCCAGTCGAAGGATTCGACACCGGAGCGGGCGTTGAGGAAGTTGAGGATGGCGTTGGCTTCGGTGTTCTCACGGTAGGTGAACTCAAGTGTGTGCGTTACGGGGTTGTTGTTGAGGCCGAAGCGGAGGCGTTGGCTGTAGCCGTCGCCGAATTGAGCCTCGCGGGTGCGGGGCTCGTAGGCCTCGTTGGGTTCGTTGTCTGGGGTCCAGATGAAGGTGGCCATTAGCGGGAACCGGAGAGGAGGCCGCCGGGGCGGCGGTGATAGACCAAGCGGTCGTCCACGACGCGGGCCAGGTCGCGTGCCAAGTCCTGACCCGCAGCGCTGTCAGGCCCCTCAGCCGACGCCGTACCAGCCTCGACATTGATGACGATGTTGGTTGTGCCGGCTGAGCCGCCACGCATTTCAACCGGGATGGAGCGGCTGCCGCTAAGTGGGATGACGGCTTCGTTGCCGTGGAGCGTTGCCGGGTAGCCGGAGGTGGGGCCTTGCGCAATCCCGCCTGCACTGAACGAGCCAAGCGTGCCGGTGAAGCTACCTACGCCTGAAGCATCAAAGCCGACGTTACCGGCACTGAAGCCTGCAAGGCCGGAACTACCCCCAAGTCCAGGCATCAGCTTCGGACCACCCAGCCCGAAGATGCTCAGAACGCTGCGCATAATCAGCTGCTGGGTGATGATGCGGATGGTGTCCTTGATGATGCTGTTGGCGAACTCGCGGAAGGCCGTCGTGCCAGTGGTGGAGAGGTCGATGATGGCGGATTCGATGCCCTTGAGGCCCGTACCAGCGAGCTGTTGAGTGGCTTCGCGCAGGGTGCCGAGCGATTGCGTGTACTCGCGAATGCCGTCGGTAAGGCCCTCGCCTACGCGCATGTCTTGGCGAGCTTCGAGCAGGGCGTTTTGGTTGGCAAGCTCAATGGTTATGTTGCGTAGATCCGCGTAGGTCTTGTCAAGGCGCTCTGACTGCTCGTCGTAGATGTTGAGCAGTTCTTCTTGGCGATCAGGGTAGTCGGCCATGCTGCTTTGCAATGTACTGAACAGCGCTCTGGCTGCATCGGACGATTGCATGTTGATGTCAACTAGCGACCGAGCTACCTCGCTCGTGTAGCCGCGAACTTCTAGGGTGGCCGTACCGCGCAAGCGCTGTAAGTCGTCGTCTAGTTTGTCCTTGAGATTGGTGAGGGCTGTTACGTCGTTAGCAAAGCCAATGGCTAGTTCTTCACGTGTAGCCCTACCGGCGGCCTCCGTAGTTGCTTCGCCGCGTCGCGTACGGGCTTCGGTTGTGGCAGCCGCGCCGGGCAGTGCGGGAGTGCTGTAAGTGGGTCGGGCTGTTGTTGGGGCTGCAGGTGCGAGACTTACACTAGGCGTACCGGCAACACGCGCTGCTTGACGACTTAGGGCAAGTATCTGCCTATCAGTTTCAACCGTACTTTGGACTGAAGGTATCTTACTTATCATGTAAGTTCCAGTCCGGGGCTCGTAGCCTCCCTTACCCCCATACAGCGGTTCGTTACCTCTACTTCCGACCGGAAGCGTAAGGTCAGTGCCCCTGGTTGTGTAGAGCGCAAGAATCTTGCCGGCTATAACCAAACGCTGCGCACCACGGCCAGACGCCTCCTCAATCAACTTGCCCGACTGCTTGGCGAAGTTGGTTTGGATTTCGCCGATGCGTTTGGCGTAGGTTTCGTTGGCCTTGTTGATGCTCTCGCTTACTTCGCGTTGGAAGTCGGCGATGGTGCGGGCTTGGGTGCGTTCTTCGTCGGCGCGGCGGTCGGCCTCGGTGCGGAGGGTGTCGCGCTCGCGGCGGAAGATTTCAACGACTTCGCGCTCGGCTTCGATGATGGACTTGTCCTCGCCCATCGCTTCGCGCAGGCGGAGGGCGTTGTCAACGGAGGTGTCGGCCGAGCGCGTGCGGATGTCGCGGATGTCGCGCTCGATCCGCAGGCGGTCGTCGGCGAACGAACGCTCCAGGTCAGCAGCCTTGCGGATCGCGTTCTTGCGGATCTCGGCTAACTGTTCTTCGCGGTTGGTGCGTGCTTCGGCGAGTTGTTCCTCGCGCTGGTCGATTAGGTCGAGGAGTTGTTTGGCTTGGTTTTCGCGTTCCTTGGCTTTGGCGGCGTCTTCGGCAGCTTTGGCGTCACGGCGAGCGTTGGCATCGTCGCGTTCGGTGTTTTGCCTAAGTACGTCCAGCTTGTCTATAGATTCGTTGACCGATTTGAGTTCCTGGTTTACTTGGCCTGTGGGGCGTCCGAACATTGACAGCACGCCACCAAGCGCACCAGCTCCAAACATCGGACTGATAAATCTTCCCAAAGGAGATGCAGCAGCACTCGCAAGCCCTTGAAACGCGCCGACGGCTGGGTTAGACGCCCGCTGCTTAGCTTGCGATTGACTTGATGTAAGCTCCGTTCGGCGGGTCTGTAGTTCCTCCATGGACATGCGACCACTAACCACTTCATTAACGAAGTAGTTAGGTCCGGGTGTAACGACCCGTAGCTTAATCAAACGTTCAATCAGTGCGTCAACGTTCTTGATCGCTCCGGTGGCGAAGTCCTGGAATGTTGCTCCGGCAGGACCGAGCGCGTTACCAATAGTAATGCGCAGATCCTCGAAGGCCCGCTCCATCCGAGCGCCAGCTTGTTCGGAGGACGCGGCCATCTTGTCGGCCGTACCACCGAACTTGATACCGATGTCAGCAAGGAACTTACTGAACTCGGGGAGGCCGACCTTGCCCTGCTGCAGCAGTTTGCTGAGTTCTGAGGTCGATTTCCCCATGCTGTCGGCGAACAGGGAGTAGGTGCCGGGCAGGCGCTCCCCGATCTGCAGCAGTTCTTCAGCTGATGTCTTGCCCTTACTGAATACCTGGACTGTGGCAGTAAGTGCGGCGTTGGCTTGTTCGGCGCCGCCGCCTGTGGCGAGGATGGCAGCCGTGATGCCGTTGAAGGATGTACGGGCCTCCTCAATGGTGCCACCTGATCCAATCACGGCAGCCGCAAGTCTTGTGAACTGCTGAGTGCTGTCCTTGAGGGGGATGTTGAAGCGGTTGGCTACGGCTTCGGTGGTTTGGATTGCGGTGCGATAGTCCTCGAAGCTGCTGACGACGCCCTGAATAGCGATGCGCTGCTTGCGGATCTCGGCGGCGTAGGCGGTCATTTCGCCGATTGACTGGCGGACCATGCCGACCTGGGCGCCGATGGCCGCACCAGCGAAGGCGCCGCCGACGCCGCCAACTGCGCCACCGATAGCACCACCTAAGAAGCCCTCAGGGCCGCCGAAGATGCCGCCGCTAATCGCAGCGCCGCCGGCTTGCGCGAGTTGCATCCCACTTAATCGGCCGCGTGAACGGTTGATACGCTCCAAGCGCCTGTCCACCGCGTCAATCTCACGCGTAGCAGTCTTGAACGCAGGTGAGTTACTGCTTACAGCCGAGCGGAGTTCGTTCCAGAGATTTTGTTGCTTCTGGAGGCTGGCGATTGAGTTGTTACCGGCTTGGGTGGCCTTGGTGATGTCGCTGTAGATGTCGCGCAGGGCGCGGCGGTTGCGCTCGACTGACAGACCGGAGGCATCGGCGGGTGAACGGAGGCCGGCTTCGCGGCGAGGTATGCCAGCAGCGTTGGCTTGAAGCTCGGCGATGTAGGCGGCTTCGCTGTAGCCGCCTCGATAGGCGCCGCGTGCAGCTTCGGGGCTTAGCTCGGCGAGGCGGGCCATACCGGGACGGCCGGCGCCAAGGCGTACACGCGCACCGCCGCTGTAGGTCATACCCGTACCAGGGGCGCTGGTCTGGCCGGCAGCAGGTAGGAGGAGCGGGGTGGCAGCTGCGGTCTGGACTATCTGCTGCGCGGCCGTACCGAAGGCTTGCTCGCGGGCGCTCACCGCGCCACGATTCAGGTAGTTCGCGGTTACGAGGCGTGAGGCTGCGGTTGACTGCGCCGAGGTGGCGCGGTTGGCGGCGTCGCTGACGTGGGTGTAAGCCGAAGCCAAGGTGCGCAGCTGACGTTCCAGCTCTCGTACTTGGTTGGCATTGGCGGCGTAGGTGGAGGCGCCTTCGCGGGTAGTGGTGTCCAGCTCCAGCATTTCGTTGCGGAGCTGGCCGATCGCAGCTTGGAGGTTGCGCTGGGACGAGGCGACTTCGCCGGTACGCAGCTGAGCGGCTAGGGCGACACCTAAGCCTTGGGTGGTGGCTTGGGCTTGGCGCTGCGCATCAGCCATCGCCACAGCGACGTTAATGTAGGTCTGTGTGCCTTGAATCGTGTTGTCAAGGCGCTCGCGTAGTTCGCTAAGCCTTTGGCTAAAGGCGGCGGTTGTTTGCGGCAGGGCGCCAAAGCGATTCTCGATACCGGCTATGGAGTAAGTAGTGCCAACAGAGCCCATAGCCTCTGCGTCACTGAACTGCGTAGCAGCTGCGCGTACGCGAG